TTTCAATTCAGGTATAGGGAGCATAATGAAGAAGATTGATCTATCAGTTGCAGTTGAAGTTGTGGGTGTAACTCTTGCAACAACTGGCCTTGCAATGATTTCAGTGCCACTAGCTTTAATTGTTGCAGGTGTTTTTCTAGTGTGGATTACAGAAAAGGCTAACTAATGAGTTTATCTAACAGACTTCGCAACAATAGTGAGAAGCGTTCAGGCAATAATCAATTTATTGAACCGCTGATTCCAGGCCGCCCTGCCTATGAAACTTTGGCAGGCGTTGTTGTTGATGACGAAACAGCAATCAGAATGTCAACTGTTTATTCTTGCATCCGCCTTTTGTCTGACACAGTTTCATCTTTGCCAGTCAACGCTTATGTTCGCCGTGGCCGCGAACGCCTTTCTTATGCTGCAGTTTATGGTGAAGTTCCAAATTGGGTTCAAAATCCTAATCCTGAAACAACAAAAATGGAATTTTATGAGCAGATCATTACCTCATTCAAACTAAATGGCAACGCATTTATTCTTTTGGTTCGTGATGATAACGATGAAGTCATGGAAACCTATGTGCTTGACCCGCGCAATGTTCGCATTGAACGCCAAGCACCAGGGGAGCCTTTACTTTATTTCGTAAAGATTAGAGATGAACAGGGCTTGTATGAGCAGAAAATTGGCGCTCGTGACATTCTGCACATTCCTGATTTCCGTTTGCCTGGTGAACTTTATGGCCTTTCACCAATTGCGGCTTGCCGAACAACTATCGGTGCAGCAATGGCAGCAGATACTTATGCCGCTTCATACTTTGGAAATGCAGCAAACCCTGGTGGTGTGATCGCAGTTCCTGGTGAGTTAACACAAGAGCAGGCACAAGATATTGGGCGCAATTGGAATTTAACCCATGTTGGTCCTTATCGCGCAGGCAAAATTGGCATCCTTTCAGGCGGTGCATCATTTGAGCCGCTAACAATCAACGCCCAAGATGCTCAACTTTTGGAATCAAGGCGCTTTAGTGTTGAAGAAGTTTGCAGAATTTTCCGCGTTCCATTGGCATTGATTGGCCATCCTGTTGCTGGTGCAATGTCATTTGCATCAGTTGAAGCACAAAACCTTTCATTTGTTCAGTATTCATTACGCCCAATCTTGGAACGCATTGAACAGGCAATGTCATCATTGCTGCCTGAAAAGGACGGATTCATTCGTTTCAATTTAGATGCGTTACTTCGCGGCACAACACTTGAGCGTTATGAGTCCTACACAAAGGGATTGCGTGAAGGTTTCCTTTCACTCAATGATGTTCACGCTTATGAGGACATGGCACCAATTGAGGCAGGCGATCAATACCGTGTGCCATTGCAAAACATTGATGCTGCAGATGCAAAGGATGTTGGCCTAAAGCTACGCACCGAAATTGCTGCAAGTTTGATTCAAGTTGGCTTTGACCCAGCAGCAGTTACACAGGCAGTTGGCTTGCCTGATATGAAGCATACTGGCGTTCCATCTAGCCAATTGCAGCAAGTATCAACAATTGACCCAGCCGACCCAGCGGCCGTGTATGAGGTCAAGTAATGCCTTATTTTGTCAGTGATAAGCAAGCCGATTGTTCAGGATGGGCAACCGTTAAAGAAGAATCAGATGGCTCTTATACAACTCTTGCTTGTCACGATACAAAGCAAGATGCAATAGATCAGATGATTGCAGTTTCAATTGCTGAAGATATGGAACCAGGTGGGGAAGTTCGCGCAGTTGATTTAAGTGTTCCCGCATTTATCCGTGAGAACGCACAACGCGGTTTGGATTATCTCAAAGAAGGTTTCGGGGGAGATGGCTTAACCGAAGGCACAAAGCGTGAAGCACGCGAGATGGCTGCAGGTAGAGTAAGTGAAAACAAAGTTCGTAAGATGGCACCGTGGTTTGCACGCCATCAAGTAGATGGGCAAGCACCAAAAAACAATAATCCGTCAGATGCTCAATATCCAGGCGCAGGTTTAGTTGCTTGGTTGTTGTGGGGTGGAGATTCCAACTTTTCTGATAGAGCGCAAAACTGGGCGCAACGCAAAATTGATGCACTAGATGCCGAAGCCGATTCAAGGAGCAAAATGAAAAAGATTGAACGCCGTACATTTACAGTGCGCGATGTTGAAGCAAGACAGGCCGAAGATGGAACAATGCGTTTGCGTTGATACGCTGCAGTGTTCAATGAGGCCAGTGTTCCCCTACCATTCATTGAAACAATCGCCCCTGGCGCGTTTCGTAAGACTTTAATGGAAACACCTGATGTTAGATTATTGATTAACCATTCTGGATTACCTCTCGCCAGAACCAAAAACGGCACTCTTACACTTACCGAAGATGATCGCGGTTTGTATATGGATGCAACAATTGCAGACACATCAGAGGGGCGCGACCTTTACAAGTTAGTTGAGCGCGGAGATGTTGACCAAATGAGTTTTGCTTTCCGTGTCATTCGTCAAAAATACAATGATGATCGTTCTCAGCGTACACTTACTGAGGTTTCACTAGCAGATGGAGATGTTTCAGTGGTTACTTATCCTGCCTACCCAACAACAAGTGTTGAGGCACGCGAAGCACTACGCAAGGCAATTGATGCAGTTAAAGAAGGCCGTGAAGTCACAGGTGAATCTTTGGTTGTTCTAAATTCTATCTTTGAAGATTTGAGCGAAGGCCACGATTACATTATGAAGGCCGTTGAGATGATGGCAATGCTTACAGGTGGCGAGCCTGAACAAGAAGTTGAAGTTGAAGAACCTGAAGTTGAGTTAGAGTCAACAGATGTAGCAACTGCAGGCCGTTCAATTTCATTGCGTTTAGCTCAAGCAATTATCAACAACACAAAATAAATTTCTGCTACAAAAGTAGCAGATCGAAGTCGGAGCGACATTCACACCCTAAAAGCGCCGTGAACAGAATCGCCACCACCTCAAACCCACATTCACACAACTCATTGGAGATCACTAAATGTCATATTTTGACAATGTAGTCGAGCGCCGCGATGCAGTTAAGGCTGAAATGGATGCAATTCTTGAGGCAGTAGCCGCAGAATCACGCACCGACCTAACTGAAGATGAAACAACAAAGGTTGATGCCCTTGTTGAAGAATCACGCGCACTAGACGAAAAGATTGAAAAGCTAACTGCGCAGGCAACTGCAGATGCTAAGGCATCAGAGGCACGCGCAGCAGTTAAGGCAGTTGTAACACCTGTTGGTGGAACAACTGTTACACGCGAAGCACGCACATACTCACCAGAGGCTGAAGTTTCATTCGTGAAGGATGCGTTCAACGCACAATTCAAGAATGACTACGCAGCACAAGAGCGCCTTGCTCGCCACACAAAGGAAGAAACAATCGAGCGCCGCGCAGTAGGAACATCTGCGTTCGCTGGCCTTGTCATTCCTCAGTACCTAGTTGACCTTGCTGCACCATTTGCACGCGCAGGCCGACCAACTGCAGACTTCGCAACAAGCAAGCACACATTGCCTGCTGCTGGTATGTCATTGGAAATCAGCCGCATGACAACAGGAACATCAACTGCAATTCAGGAAACACAGAACACTGCAGTTTCTTTGACCGATCCTGATGACACACTACTTTCAATTCCTGTACGCACAATTGCAGGCCAAGCTGATCTATCACGCCAGGCAGTAGAGCGCGGAACAGGCATTGACACATTCGTTGTTGCTGACCTAATCCGTTCATGGCACACAACAGTTGATGCTCAGGTTCTTAATGGAACAGGCTCAAATGGTCAGTTCACAGGTATCCGCAACGCTGGTGGAAATGCAGTTACTTACACTGCAACAACACCAACAACTGCACTTCTTTACTCAAAGTTGGCAGATGCGTACCAGCAAGTTGAGAGCAATGTTTTCATCGCTCCAACTCACATCATCATGCACCCACGCCGTCTAGCAGCAATTCTTGCTTCATCAGACACAACAGGCCGCCCAATCGCAGTACCAACTGCAAACGGTCCAATGAACTCAGTAACTGCAGGCGCAGGTTTGCCAGGATACGGTAACTCAGGTTACTCAATCATGGGCCTACCAGTTGTTACTGATGCAAATGTTGGCACTGCATACGGCGCAGCAACTAACCAGGATGAAATCTATGTTGTTGCAGCACCTGAAATGCACCTATGGGAGCAGGCTGGTTCACCATTCGCGCTTTCATTCGATCAGACAATTGCAGGGTCATTGACTCTAAAAACAGTTGTTTATGGTTATGGCGCGTTCACTGCAGGGCGTTACCCACTAGCAGCCTCAATTATTTCAGGCACTGGTTTGGTAGCACCAACTTTCTAATCGAAAGTTAACAAATTGTAAGAGGCGGGTTTTTCTCCCCCGACTAACCCGCCTCTTACTTCTTAAATGATTCGGGGGAATCTATGAAAT